TAGCCTGTTGCAGTTCCTCTCCCTGAATCCCGCTCTAAAAGAAGGGGGGGGCCGCCAGCGCTGGCGGTTTCTTTGCGGATAATACCGGAGCGGCACAGCAGGTGTGGAACACGGTCAATCTGCTGCTTCGACTGGATAGGCGGTGGCAGGTATGAGTTTCGGAAAGATGAACGGCTTCGCCGACATCGTGGAAACCCGCCAAGTCAAGGACAGCGAGGGCTTCACCCATTCCGAGAATGAAGTCCTCGCTTCCGTCCGTGTGTACCGGGAAGGTCGGCACGGTTCACAGCGTTGGGCAAACCTCGCCGCATTCAGCGAAGCGACCGACCTGTTCCGCTTTCGGCGTATTCCTGGACTGACAATCACCACAGGCCAGTTTCTCATTTGCGATGACTGTCGCTACGATATTGTGTCCGTAGAGGATGTCAAAGGTCGTGGAATGTACATCGAGGTTTTAGCGAAAAGGAGTGAACCTACCATTGGCAAAAGCTGAAATGAAAATGCCGGAGGATTTCCTCCTGAAGATTTCCAAGCTCGGCAGCAACTTTGACAGTGTGGCAGATACCGTCCTGCAGGCCGGTGGTGAGGTCGTGCTGAAGAGAGTCAAGAGCAATCTTTCCTCCGTTATCGGCAGAGGGACAAAGTTCAAATCCCGCACCACGGGCGAACTGGAAGGCGCACTCGGACTTTCTCCCTCCAAGCTGAACCGGGACGGCAACCACGACATCAAGGTCGGTTTCGCTGAGCCTCGCTCGGACGGCGGCAGCAATGCCAAACTTGCCAACATTCTTGAATACGGCAAGCACGGGCAGCCCGCAAAGCCGTTTCTGAAACCTGCGAAAACGGCATCTCGGCAGGAATGCATCGATGCCATGACCCAGGCGCTGGATGAGGAGGTGGAAAAGCTGTGAGTCTTCTATCCGATTTACAAACCATCGCCGAGCATTGCGGTGTTCCAGTGGAAACGGGTGTGTTCTCCGGCAAAGCACCGGACACCTATCTGGTGATTACGCCGCTGTCGGACAGCTTTGAGCTTCACGCCGACAACACCCCCGGCTGCGAAATGCAGGAGGCACGGCTGTCCCTCTTCACAAAGGACAGTTACACCAAACTGAAAAATGACCTTGTCCGTGCCTTGCTGGGTGCGGATTTCTATATTACCGACCGCCGGTACATCGGCTTTGAGACCGAAACCGGCTACCACCACTACGCCATTGATGTGGCGCAAATCTACGAACTGGAGGAATAAGTTATGGCGACCATCGGTCTTGACAGACTGTATTACGCAAAAATCACCGAGAACGACGCCGGTGAGGAAACCTACGGTACGCCGTCCCAGCTTGCCAAAGCCATCTCCGCCGACCTTTCGGTGGAACTGGCAGAAGCAACGCTCTATGCCGATGACGGCGCTTCGGAGATCGTGAAGGAATTCAAGTCCGGCACGCTCTCCCTCGGCATTGACGATATCGGCTCTGCGGCGGCATCCGACCTCACGGGTGCAACCATCGACAAAAACAAGGTGCTCATTTCCGCATCCGAGGACGGCGGCGACCCTGTGGCGGTGGGATTCCGCGCCAAGAAGTCCAACGGCAAGTACAAGTATTACTGGCTGTACCGAGTGAAATTCGGTATTCCGGCGACGAACCTTGCCACCAAGGGCGACAGCATTACCTTCTCCACGCCGACCATTGAAGGCACCATTCTGCGCCGCAACAAGGCAGACGCAGGCGGCAAGCACCCGTGGAAAGCGGAAGCACTGGAGGGCGATGTGACCGCTGCGACTATCACGAACTGGTATAAGGAAGTATACGAGCCGACCTATACCACGACACCCGAAAAACAGGGTTAACGGAGGTAACGCACAATGGATAACGAAAGAACCTCAGTTATCACCATCGGTGATGAGGAATATACGCTGCTCCTCACGACCAAGGCTACCAAGGAGATCGCCGGTCGATACGGTGGGCTGGAAAACCTCGGTGAGAAGCTGATGAAGTCCGAGAACTTTGAAATGGCCATCGGAGAGATCGTGTGGCTCATCACGCTTCTGGCGAATCAGAGCATCCTCATTCACAACCTCAAGGATAAGGAACACCCCAAGGAGCTGCTCACCGAAGATGTGGTGGAGCTTCTGACCACGCCCCTCGACCTTGCCGGATACAAAACCGCTATTACGGAAGCTCTCTACAAGGGCACCAAGCGGAATGTGGAAAGCGAGAAAGACTCAAAAAACGCGCAAGTCGGGTAACGGTCTCCGATGCGGAGCTGTTTACCCGGCTTCTTTATTACGGCCTTGCTCACCTGCATCTCAGCCAGGATGAGGTGTGGCTGATGCCGTTTGGACTGCTTTTGGACTTATGGGAGTGCCATAAGCAGTATAACGGACAGGCTGTTCCTGCTCACGAACGCTACATTGACGATATTATCCCGGACGGCATTTAAGGAGGTGACGGTACATGGCAGACAGTTTCGGACTGAAGATCGGTCTTGAGGGCGAAAAGGAATTCAAAAAAGCACTGGCGGACATTAACCAGTCCTTCAAGGTGCTCGGCTCCGAAATGAAGCTCGCCACCTCTCAGTTCGATAAAAACGATAAATCCGTGGAGGCTCTCGCCGCACGGAATAAGGTGCTGCGAAAAGAGATCGATGAGCAGACGACAAAAATCGACACCCTTCGCAAGGCTCTGCAGAATGCCGCCACCTCTTTCGGAGAGAACGACCGCAGAACGCAGAACTGGCAGATTCAACTCAACAATGCCGAAGCCGCCCTCAATGACATGAACCGGGAGCTGGATGAAAACGAGAAAGCCATCAAGGAGGGCGGCAAAGCTGCGGAGGAATCCGGCAGTAAGTTTGAAGGCTTCGGCAAGGTTCTCAAAACCGTAGGTGTGGCGCTCGGTGCAGTTGCCGTCGCCGCAGGTGCCGCCGCCGTAAAGCTCGGCAAAGAGGTCATCGCCGCCTATGCGGACTATGAGCAGCTGGTCGGCGGCGTGGATACCTTGTTCAAGGACTCCTCGCAGGAGATCCAGCGGTATGCCGCCAACGCATACAAAACGGCAGGACTCTCTGCCAATGAGTACATGGAAACGGTCACGGGCTTTTCCGCAAGCCTGATCCAGTCCCTCGGCGGCGATACCGAGAAAGCCGCAAAGTATGCGGATATGGCAATCACGGATATGTCCGATAACGCCAACAAGATGGGCACGGATATGTCCTCCATTCAGAATGCCTACCAGGGTTTTGCCAAGCAGAACTACACGATGCTCGACAACCTCAAGCTGGGCTATGGCGGCACAAAGCAGGAAATGGAGCGACTGCTCGCCGATGCGGAGAAAATATCCGGTGTCAAGTACGACATCTCCTCCTACGCAGATGTGGTGGAAGCCATCCATGTCATGCAGGAGAGCATGGATATTGCGGGTACGACCGCCAAGGAAGCGGAAGCCACCATTTCCGGCTCTGTCAATGCACTGAAATCCGCCGTATCGAACCTCATCGTAGGCTTTGGCGATGCGGACGCTGACATGGAGCTGCTGTGCAACAACATGGTGGATGCCTTTAAGACCGTGGTGGCGAACATCACCCCGGTTATTGAGAACATCGTGGCGGCTCTGCCCACGGCGCTGGATGCTCTGCTGACGGCTGTGGGTGAACTGCTGCCCACACTGCTGGAAGCAGTCACCGAACTGTTCTCGCAGGTGCTGGAAACGCTGCTTTCTTTGCTTCCGCAGCTTATCCCGGCGGCGGTGTCCGCACTCATGACCATCGTGAATACGCTGATTGAGAATCTGCCCCTGCTCATTGAGGCGGCGGTTCAGCTGGTATCAACACTTGTGACCGGCATTGCGGATGCACTGCCTACGCTCATCCCGGCAGCGGTGCAGGCTATCGTCACCATCGTGCAAGGTCTGGTGGACAGTCTGCCGATGCTCTTGGATGCAGCCTTACAGCTTATCACGGGATTGGCGCAAGGGCTTCTGGACGCAATACCCGTGTTGATCGCCGCTCTGCCGGAGATCATCAACGGCATCATTACCTTCTTACTGGATTCAATTCCGCAGATTATCGAAACAGGCATTCAGCTTCTGACCTCGCTGGTGACTGCATTGCCGGAAATCATTATGGCAATCGTGGAAGCCATCCCGAAAATCATCGATGGCATTATCAATGCGGTGCTAAATGCTATACCGCTCATTATTCAAGCGGGCATCGACCTGCTGATTTCTCTCATTCAAGCCCTGCCACAGATCATCACGACTATCGTGCAGGCGATTCCGCAAATCATCTCCGGCATTGTCAATGCACTGGTCGGAAACATCGATAAGATCATCATGGCAGGCGTTCAGTTGTTCGTTGCCCTGATTGAAAACCTGCCCACCATCATCGTGGAAATCGTCAAGGCCGTGCCGCAGATTATTGCGGGCATCGTGAAAGCCTTCGGCTCTCTGATGTATAAGATCGTGGAGATCGGCGGCAATATCGTAAAAGGCCTGTGGGATGGTATTACCCAGCTTGCCTCGTGGCTGTGGGATAAGGTGTCCGGGTGGATCTCCTCTATCTGGGACGGCATCTGCGATTTCTTCGGTATACATTCGCCCTCGAAGGAGATGGCATGGGTCGGTGAAATGCTGGTCAAGGGTCTTGCAGGCTCCATTGATGGCAACGGCGATGAAGCGGTCAAAGCCGCAGAAGGAATGGCAGAGGACATCAACGGCGTCATGGGCGACCTTGCTCACGATATGCAGACGGCTCTGCCCACCGACTTTGACGTGAACGGCTCGATCCGCTCTGCCGTGGACGGTGTAGTCGGAAAGGCGGCATCCGCTTTCACCATTGCCCTGAACATTACGAACTTCAACAATTACAGCAGTGAGGATATCCGTCAGCTCACCTCCGAAGTCATGGAAACGGCGAACCAGTTCGCCCAGCGGAAAGGAGTGGTATTCGCATGACCTATTTTACCTACAACGGCCGCAGTTCCGCTGAGTTCGGTCTGCATATCGAGAAGAAGGACGTGTTCTCCGCACCGGAATACGATGCGGAGTTCATCTCCATTCCCGGTCGGAGCGGCGACATCATCAATCCCAACCGCCGCTTTTCCAATATCAAGGTCACCTACACGGTATTTCTCGCTCGGAAGAACGCAGCCGCACTTGCCGCTGTCCTGCGGGACATTAAGGGCTGGCTTTATTCCGAGCCGAACAGATACCACGAAATCACCGACTCCTACGATGCGGAGTATTTCCGTTACGGAGTCATATCCGGCAGTCTGGACATTGAGGAGCAGCTGAACAAGGTCGGAAGTTTTACGGTTACCTTCAACTGCAAGCCTTATAAGTACAGCCTTGCGGGGCAGGAAACGGTGTCGGCTGACGCTTCTGAACTGACGATCACCAATCCGACTGCTTTTGAGAGCCGACCGTATATCAAGCTCTATGGCAACGGGACGGTGGTAATAATGATACAGCCCCAAGGTCGAGGTATGATGATTTCCAATCTGGATGAGTACATTGAAATCGACAGTGAATTGATGAACTGCTTCAAAGACACCATCCTCAAAAACGATAAGGTTAAGGGTACGGAGTTTCCCGTTCTCAAGCCGGGTGTTTGCACCATCAACTGTACCGGCGATGTAACGAGAATCGAGGTCATTCCAAGGTGGTGCTGCCTATGATCCCTGTACTTTACCCCGCAAGCACTACAGATTTCAGTTCATTCGGTCTTGGTGTGCTGACGGATACCATTTCCTGCGAAGTCACTGAGGAAAGAAACGGCATATTCGAGTGCCTGCTCAAATACCCGGTCAGCGGTCAGCACTATGGGCTAATCACCAAGGAGTGCATCATCAAGGCAAAACCAAACGACACCACCGCCGACCAGGCGTTCCGTATTTACCGCATTACAAAGCCCTTAAACGGCATCGTCACCATCTACGGTCAGCACATCTCGTATGACCTCGCCAATGTTCCGGTGATGCCGTTTTCGACGGAGAGCCGTTCTCCGCAGCTTATCCTCTCGCAGCTGCTTACCGGAGATACACGCTTCACGGGCTGGACGGACTATTCGGACGCAAAGGCATTCTCGGTCACGCAGCCGAAAAGCGTCCGTGCCTGCCTCGGAGGTACGGAAGGCGCCATGCTCTCCAAATGGTACGGCGAATTTGAGTGGGACAACTTCACGGTAAAGTTCCATTCGCACCGTGGGCAGAAAACCGGCGTGGTCATTGAATACGGAAAGAACCTCACCGCCTTGGAGCAGGACGAGGACAACAGCGGCGTGTACACGGCTTTGCTTCCGTATGCGGTGTACACCCCAGAGGGCGCGGATACCGAAACCGTGGTCACGCTGCCGGAGGTAACGCTCCCCATTGTGACCTCGGAGATCGTCCGGGCGAAAACGCTCATCATGGATTTCTCCGACCAATTTGACGGAGTTGTAACCGAGGATGCCCTCCGAGCGAAAGCCAACAGCTACATCAAAGCCAATCCACTGGGTGCGACCATTCCCACGGTGAAGGTGTCCTTTGAGCCGCTCTGGAAACAGCCGGAGTATTCGGCACTCCTGGAGCGGGTCAACCTCTGCGATACCGTCACCATCCGGCACTCGCTTCTGGGTGTCAGCGTATCGGCTATGGTCATTGAAACCGTGTACGACACTCTTGCCGAACGGTACAAGAACATTTCCCTCGGTCAGAGCAAGTCCAGTATGATTACCACCATCTCCGAGGTGCAATCCACGGTCGACAAGGTGGAATCCATGGTGGGACGCTTTCCAAAGCTGCTCCAAACCGCCATAGGCAAGGCCACCGGGCTTATCACCGGTCAGAGCGGCGGCTATGTGGTCATCCACACCAGCGCGGAAAACGGACAGCCCTATGAGCTGCTCATTCTGGACGCTCCCTCCATTGATGAGGCCGTCAATGTTTGGCGGTGGAATGTGGGCGGCTTGGGCTTTTCCCATAATGGCTACAACGGTCCCTATGAAACCGCCATCACGGCAGACGGTCAAATCGTCGCAGACTTCATAACCTCCGGCTCTCTGGTGGCGAACATTATTAAGGCCGGTGTCATCCAGTCGCAGGACGGCTCGTCATGGTGGGATTTGGAGAGCGGCGAAGTCGTGCTTCGTGCCTACGCCACCAGCAAGGAGGTCACCGAGGTCAGCGACCGCATCACCACCATTGAGGAGCAGAAAATGCTCCGGCTGGTTATCATCTCGTCCAACGGGAACATCTTCAAAAACGGCAATGTGAAAACGCTGCTTTCCGCCAAGGTGTACTCCTGGGACGAGGACATCACCGACACGCTGGATGCCAACCAGTTTGTCTGGACAAGGGTGTCTGAGGATACGGAAGCGGACAAAGTCTGGAACGAGCAGCATTTCGGTGGCGCAAAGTCCGTGGTCATCACCGGTGCGGATGTCAAAATCCGCGCCACTTTTTATTGTGACCTCATCGACACCACGACCAGGCAGAGCCTGTTATAACGGAGGAATTCATTATGGCAACCGCAGAACCCACAACAGAAGCCGGCACAGTGTCCGGTTCAGATACAACAACTTCAAAGGAGACTTCTCACATGAGCAAAGCACAAGGCCAGTTTACCATCATCGACTACAATGACGCACTGACGCTGACGGGGTACATCGGCTCAAATCTCGCCAAGACTCAGATGTATAACCCCGACAACGGCAGTTACACCCCCGACTGGAAAACGAAGAACCTCGTTCTGACGCCCAGTCTGTATGTCATCGGCACTACTGCCGACCAGATCGCCACAGCCAATGTCACCTCGGTCAAGTGGTATGTGGGTGACAGCAACACCGCCATCACCGCAGGCACGAACTACGCCCTCAGTGGTGCCAAGAGCCACATCCTCACGGTCAAGGCCAATGTCATGGCGGAGCTGCCCGGCATCGACTACCGCTGTGTCATCACTTACAAGGACGAAAGCACCGGTCTGTCGCTGACCCATCCGCTGACTATTTCCTTCTCCCGTGTGGTCAACGGTTCCGGCATCGTCGACCTGCTGGTCACCACACCCAACGGAAATGTGTTCAAGAATGAGGAGGTCGCCAGTCTGACCGCCAAGGCCGAGCTGTGGCGCGGCTCTACGGTGGACACCACCAAGGTCAGCTACAAGTGGGCGGTCATGGACGCATCTGTCACTGCTACCTCTTCCACCGGCTATGATGCGGACTTCGGTATCGGCTGGCGCAAGCTCTCGGATACCGCCGACAAATACACCGGCACGGCCACCAATACGCTCACGGTCTACGCCGCAGCGGTGGACAGCTACGCTGTGTTCAAGTGCTGTGCCCAGGACACGGATTCCGCATCCGCTTCTTATAACACGAAGTTTTTCGACGTGGCGACCTTCATCGACAACTCCGACCCGTTGCAGATCATCGTCACCTCCACGGGCGGCGATGTGTTCAAGAACGGCCAGGGCACGACTGTGCTGACCGCCGTCTGCTATCAGGCGGGCTCCGAGGTCGACGCAGCCGGAAACGGCAGTTACACCTGGACAAAGTACAACAAGGATGGCGCAATCGACACCTCTTGGGGAACCAACGGCAGCAAGACCGGTAAGACCCTGTCGGTGTCCAGCGCCGATGTGGATACCAAGGCAACCTTTATGGTCGTTGTGGCAATCTGAGGAGGTGGTGAGATGATCGCATCGGCTCAGTTTACGATTATCAGTCTCTGCGATGTGGTCACCTCGGACACACCGCCGGAGAACCCCTATGAGGGGCAGCTCTGGGTGGACACCTCCGTGACCCCGCCGGAAACGAAGATATGGGACGGAAATGAATGGGTGGTGCAGAACGACATTGAAACGATCCGCACCACCATTTCCATTCTGACCGAGAAGGACGCACAGTTTCAGCAGACCATCGACGGGCTGAACAGTTATGTGGCAACCCTTACCGAAACGGTGGAAACAGTGTCCAACGACCAAGGCGTCCTGGAGGAACGGGTACTGAACTCAGAAAGCCGTGTTTCGGAGCTGGAACACACCGTGGATGGACTGTCCGTCACCATGCAGGAGCAGTACATCGGCGGCATCAACTATGTGCAGAACTCTTCCGGGCTGAACGGCATCACGGATGATTGGAGCTACTCCGGTACGGTAAAAACAGATACCTCCACCGATACGCAGAACAACACCATTTCCGACTCTTGCTTTGTGTTGGGAGCATACTCCTCGCTGTCGCAGTACATCCGAGGGGTAGTCCCCGGAACTTATACGATCTCGGTCCGGGCAAAGAAAACCTCGACCATGTCCGGATATTTCTATGTGACCTACAACGGAAACAAAACCAAGTACCTGTTCAATAAGTCCACGGCGTTTGACTGGACGGATTACTCCGTAACGCTCACGGATGTGACCGACCCCACGTTGCGTATTTACTGCTACTGTCGGGATGCGTCCATTTATCTCGCCGACATCATGATTTCCGAAGGAGCGATTCCCCGAAAGTGGACGCCTGCTCCCAACGAGATCTACACTCAGGAGGTCAAGATCGACAAGCGGGGCATCGAGGTGTCCAACAGCGCATCGTCCCAGCGGACGGTCATCACAAACACGGAGTTCGCCGGTTACTACAACGACGAGGTGATTTTCACCCTGAACAAGGACGAAACGCAAACCAAGAAAACCACGGTGGACGGCGAGCTGACTGTGGGCAAAACGAAGTTTGTCCCGATGCCCACGGCGTCCGAGGGGTTGAATATCGTCATTCTGGATTAAGGAGGGAAAGCTATGGCAACTTGGAAAAGTGCAGCATACGATGGGCGCTATCTTCAACTGGACATTTCGGAAAGCGTAAATGTGGTCGGTAACAGCTCGACACTTTCCTGGACGCTGACCTCTACCGGCGGCGCATCCACTTACTACACCATTGACACGACCACTGTAACGATCAACGGTACGACCGTCTACTCAAAGGAACGTACCTATTGGGATGACCGTGTTTTCCCGGCAAAGAAAGGTTCTGTCAGTGGCACGATTACTGTAGCTCACGACAGCAACGGCAGCAAAACGATTGCGGTCGGATTCTCGACCCGTGTTTATATCTACGGTTCACAGGAATACGGCGGCAGCATGACGCTGACTACCATTGACCGCTCTGCTCCCACAGTTACATTCAGTACATCGAATGTCACGGCAAACGGGTTCAAAATCTCCGCTACATCCTCTGCCACGGCGGACATCTGGCAGTACAGCACAAACGGCGGTTCGAGCTGGACGCAGTTCTCAACGACGGCATCCACCAGCGCCAGCGTAACATTGTCCTCGCTTTCGCCGAACACGAGCTATACGGTGAGGGTCAGAGCAAGGCGGCAATACAACCATGTCTACGGCACTTCCGGCAGTTCCACGGTCAAGACGCTGGGCGGTGCTGTGGTGAATAGTGTCAACACGGTGACGGCGGACAATGCCACGGTTTCCATTACCATCAATGTGACCGTGTACGAAGCCTCCTACACCAATACGCTGGTGCTCAAAAACGGCAGCACGACCATCCTGACTATTTCCGGGCTTTCCTGGTCGAAGGGCACGGCGAACCGCACGGTCACGCTGACATCGGCGCAGAGGACAACGCTGTTGAACGCTATGGCATCCATCAAGTCGTTCACAGGTACCTTTGCGGTTTCGTCTTACAGTGGGTCTACGCAGATCGGCAGTACTTCAAGCAAAACCGCCACTGTACTGACCACGGCGACCAATTCTGCTCCGACCATAAGCGGATTCACTTATGCCGACAGCTACACGACTACAAAGAACCTCACGGGCAACGACCAGCTGTTCGTACAGGACTACTCAACCCTCAAGGTCACCCCCGGAACGGCGACTGCGAAGAACGGAGCGTCCATTTCCAACTATACCGCTTCCTGCAACGGTTTATCCGCATCCAATTCAACCGGGTCTGCTATCACAGTCGGAAAGATCTCCAAGTCCGGCAGTGTGACGGTCACGCTCTCGGTCACGGACTCCCGCGGCTACACCGCCGAAACTTCACGGACGGTGACAGTCATTCCGTACACCAAGCCGAAGATATCCTCGGTGACGCTCCGACGAACCAACGACATTGAAGCGGAAATGCAGCTCAAATTCAGCGGCTCTATTTCTGCTGTTACCGTAGACGGGACGCAGAAAAACAGCGTGGTTTATGTGCGGTATCGGTACAAGAAAACCAGTGAGAGCAGCTACGGCAACTACACCAGCATCTATTCCGGCACGACAAAAAGCGGAACCTCTTTCAGCTACTCCAATTTGGAACTGTGCAATCTGGATGCCAACAGTTCCTACGACCTTCATCTACAGATCCAAGACAAGCTCTATTCTTTGAGCAGTCTGGATCTGTATTTTACTGTTCCGCAGGGTACGCCCCTCATTGCACTGCGGAAAAAGAAGGTCGGCATCAACACGCCGGAGCCACAAGCCATGCTGGATGTTGCCGGGGATATGCGGGTGGATGGCTCACCCCTTGCGGATTTTGTCATTCAGCAAGGGACAAGCGGCATCTGGAATTACCGTAAATGGAAAAGCGGTACAGCGGAATGTTGGGGTCAGTATTCCTTTACGACCGCCATTTCGACGGCATGGGGTGTGCTCTATGAGAGCGGCGCAATTGCGCTCCCTAATTTTCCATTTACCTTCGCGGAAATTCCTCATGTCCATATCTCCACGGAGAACAGCAATTACGCCATGTTTGTGGAGCGAGGCAGTTCGAGTAGCTGGTCTACAACGACCAACCCCGGAAAGATATTTGCCGTAAGACCAAATACGGTACCATCGGCAACAACAAAAAAATAAACATTTAAGCAGAGAGAAGAGGGGCGCCGCCCCGGCGTCTCTTTTTTCATACACAAATTCAACTTTCAAAGGAGGACAAACAACATGAAAGAATTCTGGACGACCATTCAGGTGGTGTTCGCCGGAATCGGCGGCTGGCTGGGATGGTTCTTGGGAGGATGTGACGGCTTGCTTTATGCGCTTCTGGCTTTCGTAGTCATCGACTACATCACCGGCATCATGTGCGCTGTGGTGGATAAGAAGCTGTCCAGCGAAGTCGGTTTCAAGGGCATTTTCAAAAAGGTGCTCATCTTCGCTCTGGTCGGCATCGGGCATATTCTCGACACCCGTGTCATCGGCAGCGGCTCGGTGATGCGCACTGCCGTCATTTTCTTCTATTTGTCGAATGAGGGCGTGTCCCTGTTGGAAAACGCCGCATACCTGGGACTGCCCATTCCGCAGAAGCTGAAATCCGTTCTGGAGCAGCTTCATGACCGCGCAGAGAAGGAGGACGAATAATATGGCTTACACGAACAGCTCTCTGGTATCCTACACCAAGCTCAGCCCGAACCACTCCGGGCAGCGCACCCACAGCATTGACCGCATCACGCCGCACTGCGTGGTGGGTCAGTGCAGTGTGGAAACGCTGGGCAACATCTTTTTGCCGACCTCACGGCAGGCAAGCAGCAACTACGGCATCGGCGTGGACGGTCGGGTCGGAATGTATGTGGAAGAGAAAAACCGCTCTTGGTGCTCCTCTTCCGCAGCCAACGACCAGAGAGCCATCACCATCGAGTGTGCCAGTGACAATTCCGAGCCGTATGCTTTCAAGGATGTGGTGTACAAGAGACTCATCGAGCTTTGCACCGATATCTGCAGGCGCAACGGCAAAACGAAGCTGCTCTGGCTGGGGGATAAGGCCAAGACGCTGAACTACACTCCGAAGTCTGACGAGATGGTGCTGACCGTCCACAGATGGTTTGCGAACAAAAGCTGCCCCGGCAACTGGATGTATGCCCGCATGGGCGATTTGGCATCCAAGGTCACGGCAGCGCTCGGCAGTGAGGTGAAGCCGGTTGAACCGGTCAAGCCCACCGGGTCTATCAAGGTCGGCGACCTCGTGACTATCACGGGCAGCACCTACTATAACGGCAAAGCCATTCCCGGCTGGGTGAAAAAGCTCCGCTGGTATGTGGTCGAGGTCAGCGGCGACCGTGCAGTCATCAATAAGGATGAATCCGGCAGGTACGCCATCATGTCGCCGGTCAAAACCTCTGCGCTCGCCGTGGCAGGCACGAAACCCTCCGAGGATTACCGCATCCACACCGTGGTGCATGGTGACACCCTCTGGGCAATCGCCAAGAAGTATCTCGGCAACGGCAGCCGCTACACAGAGATTGTTAAGCTCAACGGCCTTAAATCATCTGTCATCTATACGGGGCAGAAACTTAAGATCCCGCAGAAGTAAGTGAGGTACAGCCGTGAGTGATAGGACAAAGGTGAAAATCGCGTTGGCTGAAGCGATCACTACACAGCTCTGGGTAAAAGGGCTGATCACACAGAAACAGCGCGAAAAAATCAATAACAGCAGCCAGAAAGCCCTTAGAAAGGCAAGTTGATAATTCTTTGTGTTCTTTCGCTTTTGGGCTGGACTTTCTAAGAGTCGCCTCCTCTCACCCCCCCCCCCCCGGCCGGGAGGGGGGGGGGGGGTAAAAAAATACGTTGGTTCGAGTCCAGCACATAGAAAGGAGAAAGAACGGCATGGAAAAAGCACGGGCGGTCGCATATATCCGCGTATCGACAGAGCGAGATGCACAGCTGCATAGCTATGAATTCCAAGAACACTACTGGCAGAGTGCATTCGAAGATGACCCGGATACAGAGCTCATTGGTATCTATGCAGACAAGGGCATCAGCGGACACAGCGTACAAAAGCGTCCAAAATTCCTTGTGATGATGCAGGATGCACGGGAGCATAAGTTCGACAAAATCTATACGAAATCCGTATCCCGCTTCGCACGGAATACAACGCAGCTGTTAGAAGCTGTCAGAGAACTCCGCGACCTCGGTATCGAGGTGGTGTTTGAGAACGAAAACATCCACACATTCCAGCCGACAAGCGAAATCTTCTTGACGATCGCAGCGACGATCGCAGAAAACGATCTGGAGGTAGATTCGGCACGACAGCGCTGGTCAATCCAACATCGCTGCGAAAATGGCTGGATCAGCGTCGGCAGCGGGCTCTTCGGCCTGAAGCTGACAGCGGATAACGAATTGGAGATTGTGCCAGAAGAGGCGGCAGTAATTCGATACATCTACGAATCATACGTGGACGGCGGCATTGGGTCAAAGAGAATTGCGGATGCGCTCAATGCAGCAGGCGTCCAAAGCCGGAATGGGTATCCGTGGGATGCAAAGCACATCATTGGCTTACTGCGAAACGAAAAGTACAAGGGCGATGTAATCATGGGGAAATCGGTCAGGCACTTTGGGGAATACCATAAGAACCCAAACGCCGAATATGCGCCTCGCTACTACATGGAAGGCACCCATGAGGCAATCGTTGATAAAGATATGTGGGAAGCCGCACAGCGCATACTGGAAGAGCGCAGCAGAAACCACTGCCGGACAAGAATCGCACACAGCTTCACCGGCATGATAGAATGCGGCTGCTGCGGGAAAAATTATCTGCACAAGGTCAATAACAGCCAGTGCAAATGGCAGACAGACATCTGGGCATGCCGCACATATCTGAGAGATGGAAAAAAAGCCTGCGGCAACAGCCGAATCAAGGACACTGTGCTCAAGGAGAAATTCATATCCGCCTACAATGAATTTATCGAGCGCAGGCCGCAGGGCGATTCAATGGTAGCACTGCAGGAAGTGCTCGAAGACCTGCGGCAGCAGGAGCAGGAGCTCGCAGAGCTCATGATGCAGAGGCTGATCACGAAAGCAGCATACGAGGAAGAACGCAAAAGCGTCAAAATGCAGATCACTGACATCAGTGAAAAGATATCTGAACGCAGGGCAAAACGTGTGCCCGAAAGCGAGTATGTGCCGATTACAGAATTCAGCGAAGAAAAAACAAAACGATTTCTATCGAAGGTCGTCGTGACAATGTTCACGGTGACCTTCGTGTTCTATAACGGTGCGAAAATTACACGCACCTACGATAATGGTCAGCCCGGAAACAAAGTCGGGTGGAACAAAAAGAAGGAGGAGTCATAATGGCAACGGCGACAAGAAGAGTAGTACGAACTATGCCGCAGATGTTTATCGATGTGGCGGATAACCAATCTGAGCGGCTGCAGGTGGCGGCATACGCCCGAGTGTCCACCGAAAAAGAAGAGCAGGAGGACAGCTTCGAGCGGCAGGTCGAGCACTACAAACAGCTGATCTACTCAAAACCGGATTGGCAGTTCGTTGATGTCTATGCGGATCCCGGCATCAGCGGGACGCGAGCAGAAAAAAGGCCGGACTTTCTTCGTATGATTGAGGACTGTCGCGCCGGAAAAATCAAGAAGGTGCTGGTCAAGAGTATCAGCCGCTTCGCTCGGAATACTGTCGATGCGTTGCAATACATCAGGGAGCTCAAGGATCTCGGAATCAGCGTGTACTTCGAGAGTGAGAACATTGACACGCTAACACCCGGAGGCGAAGTACTCCTGACAATCCTCGCGGCTATGGCCGAACAGGAAAGCCGCACGATCAGCAGCAACATTAAGTGGGCATGGCAGCGGAAGTTCCAGAAAGGCGACATCATACTGAATACAGGGCTCATGCTCGGATACCGAAAGATTGGAAAAGATGATGAAGGCCACGATGTATATGAGATCAACGAAGAAGAGGCGGAAATCGTCAGGAGAATATACCGAGAGTTCATCGCTGGGTACTCTATCACGCAGATCGCGAAACGGCTACAGGCAGATGGAGTCAAAACCAAGCTCGGCAGGGAAAGCTGGCGGCACAATGTCATCGAGAGCATCCTCACGAATGAGAAATATACAGGCAATGCACTACTCGGCAAGACGTTCAAACCGGACGTGCTCACAAAGTACCGACAGAAAAACGACGGCAAGAAAGCGCCGATCTACTATGTCGAAGGATCGCACCCAGCAATCATTGAAAAAGGGTTGTTCGATCTGGCACAGCAAGAGATGCAGCGAAGAAGAGATGCAAATGACAATAAGGTCGGTGGCGGCAGGTATAGCAGTCGCTATCCATTCAGCGGGATGCTCGTATGCGGTATCTGCGGATCCAAGCTTCGCAGGCAGGTACGAACAATGGGCAGTGGAAAGCGGACGGCATCATGGGGTTGCTGCAATAGGATAAGCAATGGTCGAGCAGTATGCGACAGTCATCATGTCAACGAAGATGTGTTAGAGGCAACTTACCTCACCGCAATGCGAAGGCTCGTCGATAGCGCTGAAGAAGTAGTGGAGGCGGTGAGGGACGGCGCTGAGCTCGCACTGGAACCGGAAAACAAAGCAGCTATGGATAGGATCGATGAAGAAACCATTCAGCTGCAAGAAGCCGCGCTCGCACTGCACAAAGCAAAGCAGCGGATGGAAATCGGGTCGGTAGAATAATGAGGTGTGATAGCGATAGCGGCAAAAAGCTAATAAAATCAATGGTTTTGCGGACAGCGGATAGACAGGGAATGTGTTAAAAACTGAATACGCACACAAACGGCGTTACCTTAACCCCTTTGGGGGAGAAAGTAACGCCGTTTTTTTATGCCCGCAGGAAAGGAGGTGCAGCCGGAATGTATTTCACAAAGGGCAAGCAGCGGGCGTTTGAATTGCTCATGCAGCAGAAGCCGGGATTTGACCGCTATCAATCCGGTTGTGCCGGAGATGATGAAGATTGCGGCACTTGCCGTTTCTACCGCCCCGGGTGGAAATATGAGTTTTGCGTTTTCAAAGAGTGTCCCTATTGCCCCGGCAAAAGGACGCGGAAAACGCACGCCAGCATGGACAAATAGACGGGCAAAAGCCCTTGTGCCATGCGGCTTTGCAGACGCGAAAACGGCAAAGGGCATATTGCAATACCAAAACAGCCGAAAACGGCTTTCTAATTGTCCACGCATACCAAGAGAGGAAGTGAGGAAATATGGCAGTTTTCAGAGTGGAGCGAAATACGGGATATACCGTTATGAGCAACCACCACTTGCGAAACAAGGAACTCACCTTAAAGGCAAAAGGCTTGCTTGAAATGCTGATGGAGCTTGCTGAGAATAAACACGCTACGATGGGGCAGCTTTCTTTGGCATGGATGATTTGCGAAAAACCCTACATTATACCGATTCCCGGCTCTCGAAAGTTGGAAAGGATTCGTGAAAATTTTGAGGCTGGCAATGTTATTCTTACCAGCGAAGAAGTATCTGCAATCAATGAAAGATTGAACACCATGCAATTTGAAGTGTTTGGTGGACATAAAGCGACTAACTAACAGGAGGTAACGGAATATGAAAGTTTTACTTGTAAATGGAAGTCCTCATAAAGAAGGCTGCACTTATACAGCACTTTCTGAGGTTTCAAAAGCATTGAATGAATCAGACATTGATACCGATATGATGTGGCTTGGCGTAAAGCCAATTTCCGGTTGCATTGCCTGCAAAGCCTGTGTAAAAAAGGGACAATGTGCTTTGGGTGGAACAGTCAATGAATTTCTTTCCATAGCAGGAGATTATGATGGCTTTGTATTCGGTACGCCGGTTCATTGGGGCGCTGCTTCAGGCGGTATGACCTCTTTTCTTGACAGAGCTTTTTATGCCGACTTATGCGGAGGAGGAACTCGTTTTCATTTGAAACCTGCTGCTGCGGTGGTATCTGCCCGTCGTGCCGGAACGACCGCAACATGGGATCAGATTAACAAATACTTTGCCCTTATGCAAATGCCGATTGTTT